CTCCCCCTGACCCTCCAGAGGGATTGACCATGCTTTCAACTATGACCGCGCTGATAGCAATGGTGGCGCATGAAGCCAACCGCGCCTATTGCTTGGCGATTGGCGACACAAGCCAGCTGCCGTGGGCTGAAGCCCCGCAATGGCAGAAGGACAGCGCGATTGCCGGCGTGCAAATGCACTTGGCAAATCCTGACGCAACACCGGCCGACTCGCATGAGTCATGGCTGAAGCACAAGCTGGCAGATGGCTGGGTTTATGGCCCAGTGAAGGATGCCGAGAACAAGCAACACCCCTGCTGCGTTCCCTACGAGGATCTGCCGGCAGAGCAGAAGGCCAAGGACTTCATCTTCCGTGGCGCGGTACATGCAGCAAATGCCGCCCTCAATGCAGCGGTCAGTGACGAGCGGAGCCGGGCGCCCAAGGCAAAAGGCAAAGAGCCGTCAGCCCCGGGCGAGGTCTGCGTCACCTACATCGGCAGGCGTCAGCTGTTTGTTGACCACCTGTACGGCTCCAGCCTGACATTCACCGCAGGCCAGGCTCGCAGCCTGCCGCCAGTGCTCGCAGCAAAACTGCTGCGTCATCAGGATATGTTCAAGGAAGGCGGCACACCGAAAAGTGACGACACCTCGATCAGGCTGTCCGAGGCTCAGCAGGTACAGGAAAAGCAGCTGGACGAGCAGAGCAACCTGCAGGACTTGCGCGAAGCCGTGATGAACATGGACAAGAGCAGCCTGCGCGAGTTTGCGATGACGAACTACCGGCAGCAGTTCCTTGCCCGCGACACCCTGCCGGAAATGCGCAACAAGGCCATCGGCATGATTGACCAGTATGGTGCAATCTGATGACCCGCGACGAGCTGATCCGGGAGTTCAGGGTTCTCACCCAGGACGGCGTTGAGCCGTACCTGTTTGACACCGCATGGATCACTCGCTGGCTTTCAGAGGCCGAGATTGAGGCCGCCGTCAGAGGCCGCCTTCTGCATGAGTCGAGCAACCCGTCGATCTGCGAGATTGACGTTTCGCCCGGCACTTCTTCGTACCCGCTGCATGAATCGCTGTACGAGATTGACCATCTTGGGTTCCGCGAGCAAGGCAGTAGCGAGAGGTGTCCTGTTCGCCTGACCTCTACCGAAGAGCTTGATCGCACAGTGATCGACTGGCGCGACTGCACTGGCCGAGTGAGATACGCCATCCAGACCGACACCTCGATCCGCCTTGTTCCGACACCGGAGCGCGCCGGCACGCTCTACCTTGAAGGGTATCGCCTGCCGATCACCGGGATTGATGCCGTAGGGAAGCCAGAGATCCACCCGGCCCACCACCGGCACCTTCTGGACTGGGCATTGCACCGCGCATACAGCCTGCCGGATTCCGAAACAATCAACCTGGGCAAAGCGGCAGAAGCCGAAAACACATTCACCCGATACTTCGGGGTGCGCCCTGACAGCGACCTGCGCCGAATCACCAGAGAGGATGCGACGCACTACAACAAGGTATTCATGCCATGACGGACACCGCAGACAAAGTAATGCAGACCGTCAGCTACGCAGGAGCGACAGTATCCGTGGCGTCCGGCCTCACCTTGACAGAGTGGGGCATTGTCGTCGGTATCATCACGGCCTTCCTGACCTTTGCTGTCAATCAGGTGTGGCTGGTGCGCAGGGATCGCCGGGAGCGGATGCTGCATGAGCTTGAGGTGAAACGATTGTGCGCGCTGCTGCCGGCCGGCGAAGGGTCGTGCGATGAACAGCCGTAGTCTTGTCGCCGCGCTTAGCCTGTCGGCCGCAGCGTTTATTGCGCTGGTTGTAAACGAGGGCTTCACCGAGCGCGCCATTGTGCCGACCCAGGGCGACCGGCCCACGGTCGGTTTTGGCTCGACGTTCCATGAGGACGGCCGCCCGGTAAAGATCACCGACACCGTTACCCCGCAGCGCGCCCTGATAAAGGCGCACGCGCACATCAGTCGTGACGAGGCCATGTTCCGCCAGAGCCTGCCGGGCGTGATGCTCCATCAGGCCGAGTACGACGTGTACATGGACTTCGTTTACCAGTACGGGCCTGCGACATGGGAGAAATCCAGCATGCGCAGAAACCTGCTTGCCGGCGACTACCGGAAGGCCTGCGATGCGCTGCTGCTTTACCGGCGATCTGCCGGCTTTGACTGTTCAACCCCGGGCAACAAGCGATGCCCGGGCGTCTGGACTCGGCAACTTGAGAGGCACGCAAAATGTATGGCAGCACAATGACCCGGTACGCGCTGATCGCTCTGCTGATTGTGGCGCTGGTCGCGCTCTGGCAGTTCGCCAGGCTGGAGCGCGATGCCGCCCAGGCCGGAGTGGCCGCAGCCAAAGCTGAAAGCCAGCAGCTGCGCAGCGCCTTGCTTGAGGCGGCAGAGCTGGTCAAGCGCCGCGATGCGGTAGACGCGCAATACACAAAGGAGCTGCACGATGCCCAAGAGAAAATTGATTCCCTGCGCGCTTCTGTTCGTGCTGGCGAGCGCCGGCTGTCAGTCGCAGCCCGCTGCATGCCCGCCAGCCCCGGCGCCTCCGGCATGGATGATGCTGGAGCGCGAGCCGAGCTTGACCCAGCGGCTGCTGATCGAATTATCGGAATCACCGCAGACGGCGACGCAGGACTGATTGCGCTGGCAGGGCTTCAGGATTACGTCACCAAGGTATGCCTGCGAAAATCAGAGGACTGAAGAATGGCCGCGCAAAGCGTTCCGCTTACCATCACCAAGGGCAAGACCTTTGCCTTCGGCTTCCTGTATGCCGATGAAGCCAAAACCTACAAGCCCATCACGGCTATGCCGCAGCTCTCGCCTGTACGCCTGACCGTCACCGCGCACGGCATCCCTGATGGATGGCCGGTGCAGATCAGCTGCGTCAAGACCCCGACAGAACTGAACACGCCTGATGGCGACTATGTGCTGGCCAAGCGCATAGATGCCGACACCATCGAGCTGCCGAACGTCAACGCCTACTGCTGGAAAGCGTACAGCACAGGTGGCTTGGTGGTGTTCAATACTCCGGTTGATCTGACCGGCTGGACGTGCCGCGCCCAGGTGCGCGACAAGATCGGCGGCACCCTGCTGTTCAGCTGGCACAGCGACCCGCTGGAAAACCCGGACGGCCTGATCGACATTGATGGCTCCGGGATGACGTTCAACATCGACGCTGCGACCACAGCAGCCCTGCCGTGGAGCAAGGGCACCTATGACGCCGAGCTGATTGACCCAGACGGCATTGTGTTCTCGATGGTCGGCCCGAGCCAGGTTACCGTTGCCAGTGAGGTCACGGTATGAAAACCCTCCGCGACTACCTGACTATTCTGATGGTAGCTCCGCGCCCGAAGCCGAGCGTCATCGCGGCGGGCCTTCGCGGCCCAGCAGGACAATCTGCCGACCCCGCCGAGCTGGCTGGCAAGGTTGATAAAGCCGGTGACACCATGACCGGTGCGCTTGAAATCACGCATGAGGGCACTCCCCTTGTCGTGAACAACACCCAGTCAGCCCTGATCGGCCCAAACCTCGCCCCAACGGCTCCCCTGAATGACACAGGGGCGTGGACGTTCGGCACGGGGTGGGACTATGTAGACGGGAAGATGGTTGCTGACGCCACCACCGAGAACGGTGGCCCTGAAGCAAAGATTCAGTTCACCATGACGGGGCTTGAGGTTGGCGCTACCTACTCGGTTCAGGTTGCAATAGACCCCAGCAGCCCAGACGCCACTGTTCAGGGGGAAATATTTCTCAATGGTGTGGACACGGAGGGCTGGTACTGGGTCTATGTGAACGAGGGGGCGGTGGCTTACTACACGCCTGCATTCAAAGCCCCCGCCGAAACGGTCGTGTTTGCGCTGGACACATGGACTTATGCAGCGCCCGGTACTGTCGTCGATGGCGTTGAGGTATATCGCGTCGACACTTCCGAGGACTGCGGCACTGTGTTTGCCGGCACAACACCGGAAGCCGCCTTCTCACTCAGGGCGTATGGAAATACCATCGCTATTGGGGACGGCGCTCTGCCAGCTATTGCTCTGGTACAGGGGACAACCGCTGTAGGGCACAACGCTCTCCACGATGCCACATTGGAGTCAACCAACAACACAGCTATTGGCTATATGGCAATGAGCGGTCGTGGTGGCCCCGACTGCTATATCAATACCGCCGTAGGGGCGGGGGCAATGTCGTCAGAAACAAGTGGCGGGGGGGCTGGGTGCGTAGTAATCGGGGCTTGGGCGCTACCCGCGCTGACCACGGGGTCAAGTAACGATGCCATCGGGACATACAGTGCTTACCGCATAACCACCGGGTACTATAACGTATGCGTTGGCGGTTCCAGCGGGGCGAACATAACCGAGGGTATTAACAATGCCTTTGTCGGCACCCATGCCGGACGAAAACTCAACACAACCAGCTCTGGAAACGTGGTAATCGGGGCTGCGACAGTCCATAACAACACACCCCAAGCCACCCCAGTAAACAACCTCACTGCCGTAGGCTACCAAGCGCTCAGCACAGGCACGCTCTACGACAACACCACCGGCCTTGGCTACCAAGCCAACGTGACCGGAGCCAACCAAGTTCAGCTGGGCAACTCTGCCACCACGGTCTATGCCTACGGTGCGGTACAGAACCGCTCGGACATGCGCGACAAGACCGCTATCCGCGACACAGCCCTTGGCCTTGATTTCATCATGGCCCTGCGCCCTGTCGATTTTAAGTGGGACATGCGCGAGGACTATCGCGTAGAGCCACCGCAGGATGACGCCCCGCCCGAGCGAGACATTGGCCGCCCCGGCTCCCGCAGACCTGTAGACCCCGCAAAGGCTGCACAGGACGCAGCACGGGAAGAGGGCAACAAGCTCAAGAACATCACCAAGAACGGCAGCAAGACGCGCCAGCGATACCACCACGGCTTGATTGCACAGGAAGTCGAAGCGGTTATCGCTGCAACAGGCGTGGACTTCGGCGGCTTCCAGCGGCATGACCTCGCTGGTGGCGATGACGTGAAAAGTATCGGGTACACCGAGCTGATCGGCCCGCTGATAAAAGCCGTCCAGCAGCAACAGGCGATGATCCTGGCGCTTCAAGCGCGGCTCGATGCCCTGGAGGCCGAATGAAAGCACTGATCGCAGTCGGCCTTAAAGGTCAGCAAGGCGCGCCGGGGATTCAAGGCCCGGTCGGCCCGCAAGGCCCACAAGGCATCCAAGGCCAGCCCGGCGCAGACAGCACTGTGCCCGGCCCGCAAGGCCCGCAGGGTATCCAAGGCCCAGCCGGCCCGCAGGGCATTCAGGGCGAGACAGGCGCAACAGGCCCGCAAGGCCCAGCCGGCCCAGCCGGCGGCTCAGGTGGGTTTGCAGGCAAGAGTGTCGCGAGTGTTGTGGCTCCAAGCCCGGGGACAACAACGCTCACGCTTATTGGCACTGCCCTACAGGCAACCGGCACGGCGAACTCTGTGTTCGTATCGACGGTCAGCGTTCACGCAAGCATTCGCCGGGTGGTCT